TAGTTTTAGAATGAACGCCAGGTCTTGAAACCTTTGGTCTAGCTAAAAATGATGATGCGTCTTTTTTCATATCACAAAGTTACAAATTTTTAAGCATCTCAATTACACGAGGGCATGGATACATATCGGACTTATCTTTACGTACAGAATTATGAGTATAGATACCATCATCTCCTTTCATTGCTCTCTTACATAAATCCCAAATGTCATCGTCATAATCTTTTGGTATATCATAAGTCTCACATAGATACACAACCAACTGACGCAAGCTCTCAATCTGCTTATCAGTGTACTTATGCCAATAGTAGTGACCTTTAAATGGTTTGTCAAGTTTAGTTACTTCACTCACATCCATTGGTCTACCAACATAGTTATAAAACTTACCACCTTTCTCAGTTAAAGGCCCCCAGTTACATACCTCAATACCAACTGAAAACTTGTCTAATGGCTTATATGGAACACCAACATTTGAGAATGCAGCATTCTTTAATCCTAAATGATAAGCCCACTCCCTAGATGAGAAGCACTGAACAATAGTACCATTAGTACCAATTACAAATGCAGTAGCAACTCTTTCTTTTGTTCCATCCCAATATCGTGCAACAGCAACAGGATCACCGCTACCAGCAGTATGGTGTAAATAAATCTGATTCTTTGGAGTTTCCTCTTGAAAGTATTGAGTAGTTTTCAATCTACTCTGAACTATTTTTGTTGTATCTAATTTCATGCTAATTTCTCTGCTTCTTCTTTTGCTCTAGTTACAAATTCTCTTAATGATTTTAATATATTCTTACCTGTTACAGATTCATAACTTTCATTTATTGATTTTACTTCAACAGCAACACAAAAGAATGCTACCATTTTTGTCATTACAAGGTCAATAGATATGAATTTAGCTATTAAATCAGACGCTATATACTTCTCTATCAAAAATGAAAATAAAATAGATCCTGAGTAAAGAAGCGACTTACTTATAACGTGTGATAATCTTCTACTTCTAATGGACTTCCATCCTCCTTTTTTGACGCTGCGCCAAATACCAAATCCAGTATCTAACATAATTGCCAATATGGCAACATATACCATAGGCTTAACTGGTGAAATAACTGCTAAAAACGATGTAGCTAAGAGTGTTAGTTTTGCTTTCAAAATAGGTAAAATTTTATAATTCTGTATGTAACATATATCACTAACAAAATTAATAAAATTCCTATAATATTATTTAGCAACATTTTATACCAAGGAGTCTTTTCATATATCTTAATAGGTATCTTTCTGTAGACCACTCTCTCTATAGGTTTTTCGATATATATAGTGTCACATTTACCATTTATATATACCTTATCTTTCACTCTCCAAACCTTAACTTTAATACGATCTTTGTACAATGTAATCGTATCATAAAGCTTATAAGCATCAACAACTGTATCAATCTCAACCTCTGGGACTGT